CAATACCCATGTAATACATAAAGAGACCGAGGAATTTAAGAGCAACTTCCCCTTCTTTAAGGAGGTCTCAGAGATCAGGCAAAAAGAAGACTGGTTATCTCAGGCTGGCTGGCTAAAGGAAAGCACTCAGGCGACCTTGGAGTTATATAACCCCATGGTTATGTCTAAGATGTTCATGTTGCACGATGCTTCTTTATTTAATCCATTTAATACGGAATATTTTGCTTGGATTGATGGGGGCATAACCAATACGGTTCACGAAGGCTATTTTACTCACGATAAAGTCTTTGATGAAATCCATAAATGCCTAGAAAGATTCTTCTTTATTTCCTTTCCCTACAGGGATGGGTCCGAAATTCATGGGTTTCCTAGGTCGGCCATGGAAAAATACTGCAAAGAAGACCCGCAGTATGTCTGCAGGGGAGGCTTTTTTGGAGGACATAAGGACTTTCTTTCAAGGGCCAACGGGTTGTACTATGATTTATTGCAAAACTCCCTTCAGGAGGGCTATATGGGCACGGAAGAGAGCATATTTACCATCATGTCCCATCTCCATCCGGAAGTTTACTCAAGATATGTGCTGAAAGATGACGATTCAGCATTAATATCTCCTTTTTTTGAGTCAGTTAAGAATGAAACTACCGAGATCCATGAAGTCGAAATTCTGGAGCCAGAAAACCCCAAGATAGCCTTATATGTTGTAGCTTTTAATTTTCCGAAGCAATTTGAAAAATTGATAAAATCATTCAAGCAGGTTCCTGATTTTTTTGATCTAACAGAGAAGTATGTTTTGGATAATTCTACAGATGAAGCTGTTTTCGACGAATTTGAGAGGATAGCCAGAGAGAATGATTTTACCTTAATCAAAAAAAATAATATAGGCATATGCGGGGGTCGACAATTCATTGCTGAACACTTTGATGGGACGGACTCTGATTACATGCTGTTTTTTGAGGATGATATGTTTCTAAACCCTCCCAGCGATAGTGGTTTCTGTAAAAATGGATTCAGAAAATATATAGACGGGCTTCTGCCTAAAAGTATCAGGGTAATGAGGGAAGAGGGGTTTGATTTTCTTAAGTTATGCTTTACTGAAGTCTTCGGAGACAACAAAACTCAATGGGCTTGGTATAATGTGCCTCAAGACATTAGGGAAAAATTTTGGCCGAATTACTGCGAACTTCCAGAGCACGGTTTAGACCTCAATGCTCCCTTGGTTGAATACGAACATATTAAACAAATCGACGATCTAACATATGCGACTGGCGAGATTTATTATGCAAATTGGCCTCAAATTGTCAGCAAGGAGGGTAATAAGAAAATGTTTTTAAATACAAAATGGGCACGCCCTTTTGAGCAAACTTGGATGTCTTTCATGCTTCAGGAGCTCAAGAAGGGAGATCTTAGTGCTGGAATTTTGTTGGCCTCCCCGATTACTCATGACCGATTTGAACATTATGATCCCAAGATAAGGGTCGAGAGTTGAAATTCAAAACCTTGACTGGGTCCGAGAAAAGGATAGTTAGAATCCATAAATATATCATCGACTGGGATGCTAAAAGCAGAAGCAAGTTTCAAAAATCAGTCAAAGACTTTCTATACCCCTATTGGAATAGGCATGTAGTATTTGAGGAGTTTCCAGTCGCGGGAACAAGAATGACCTTCGACTTCTATAATGCTAATAAAAAAATTGCCGTAGAGGTTCAAGGGGGGCAACATACTAAATATGTACCTTTTTTTCACGGAAAGTATAAAAATAATTATCTCATGCAATTAAAAAGGGACAATCAAAAGTGTGATTTTTGCGAAATTAATGAAATAAAACTCGTTGAAATATATGAAAAGGACAAATTATCCAAAAGCTTCTTCAAAAAGCTGGACATTTCACTATGACTGGTGTAATATAATATAGATGAATCCAGAAATAGATCCAGAAAATTTATCGCCTTTCCAAATTCCTGATCAATTTTTGGAGCAGTTATTTGAGTTTACGGGAAGTTCCGACGATCAAACAAAGGGGTTCGCCCTTTGTTACTCAGACCAAAACGGCAGCCCCATGATCTTGTCTAAAGCTGGAACTCAAATCGTGGAAATGGGACTAAGGAAGGCCTTAGAGAAGTATTTAATACAAATGGAAGAGGCCGACATCTCAATAGAAGGTATTCAAGGGCCGGAATAAAGTCCTTGACTTTGTGGATAAGTTTTAGTATACTATCGGCTCATGATTTTTTCCTTAGAGCTAGAAAAACAATTATTGTCGGGCTTAATAAAGCATCCAGAAGTTTATGTCGAAATATCCTCCTTCGTTGGAGAGGACGATTTTTACGATGAGACTACATCGGTAAATAAAACTATTTTTTGTATATTAAAAAATGCTATAGAAAATACTGAAAAAGTCGATCATGTTACTTTGACAGAAAGGATAGTCTCTTTAAATTTAACTTTCTCAGACAATATTAACATTGGGCAATATGTTCAAGCCTTAGACCTAAGGAAAGCTCCTAAGGATACTGTAATAACTACGGCTAAAGATCTTAAAAAGTTTACGGTCAGGAGGCAACTGTATACCACTGCTCTAGAGGTTCAGAAAAAGATGAAAAATGCATCTACCAGTGATGATTTTTTAGAGCTTGTGAATTCTGCGGACTCCCTTTGGAATGAGAATATCAACCTGTATGACAGCTCCTCAAACATGCCTGAGAATCTTTTCGATTCAATGGAGGCTATCGTTGAGGAGAGAGGAAATAATCCGATTGAGGAGTTTGGCCTAGCTGGGCCTCACCGCAGGTTGCACCAATTATATGGCTCTTTATTAAGGCCGGGTAATATTACTACAGTGACGGCCAGATCTGGAGTAGGTAAGACTCAATTTACTATTGATTTTTGTTTAGAAGCTTCTAAGCTCAATGGAGATGCTCCCGTTCTTCATTTAGATAATGGAGAGATGAGCAGGGAGGAGCTTTTAGGCAGATTATGTGCTCGAGAATCAGGAGTGCCATTACACTTAATTGAAACTGGCAAATGGAGAAGGGCTGGCGATGCAATTATCGAAAAAGTTAGATCGGTATGGGCTCAAATTCAAAGCGATCAATTTCATTATTACAATGTCGCAGGAATGAATGTGGATCAAATGATTAATTTAGTAAAAAGATTTTATTATAGTAAGGTTGGTCGATCTAATCCTATGATTTTGAACTTTGATTATATCAAGACTACGTCTGAAAATTTAAACAACAAACAAGAGTGGCAAGTTGTGGGCGAAATGGTCGATAAATTTAAGAGACTGGTGCAAAAGGATGTTGTATTTAACAATGAACCTCAAATTGCTATGATGACAAGTGTGCAGAGTAACCGTTCGGGCATTACACAAAATAGGAATGCGAATAATATCGTTGAGGACGAAAGTATAGTCTCCCTTTCGGACAGAATCACTCAATTCAGTTCTCATCTTTTTAGCTTGAGGCAAAGGTCGAACGACGAGATAGCAGAACATCCCGACTTTGGGACTCACAAGTTTATTTGCCTTAAGCACAGACACTTAGGGTCTGAATACCTTCGAGCTCTTCAACCGGTTAGAATGGAGGACGGAAGCTTATCTAAGAATGCTGTTTTTTTAAATTTTGATAATTTTCATATTACAGAAGTCGGAGATTTGCAAGATTTAGTAGACGGGCATTCCACTGATCAAGATCTTAATTTCAACACTGAACGCAATGAAGTTCCCAATTTATAATGGACTCCTCAAAGGTTAAAAATATACTGGATGGCCTTGGCTATAAATTAAGAGACAAGGGTTCTTATTGGCAGTCTGCCGCCTTGTATAGAAATGGGGACAACGATACTGCATTGCAAATTTATAAAGACAGTGGAGCTTGGAAGGACTATGTTAAAGATACTCCATTTATGCCTTTCAGGCAATTATTAATTCTGACATTAAACACTAATGACCCTAAGGAGCTTTCTAAATATCTCGACAAAGATGATATCACCTTTTTATCAGAAAGGTCCACATCTTTAAATGAGAAAATTGAAATGGATGAAATCTATCCAGAAAGTTACCTATCCAAGCTCTTCCCTCATTATAAGTTCTATAACGATAGGGGCATCGAGGATCGTATTCTAAAGCTTTTAAAGGGAGGGCTAGCAACTAAAGGTAAAATGTATCAAAGGTTTGTCTTTCCTATTTATAATGAACACGGTCAAATTCATGGGTTTTCAGGCAGGGATATGTCCTCTAAGCCAAACAGGCCCAAGTGGAAGCATGTAGGCAGGAAGGCGAACTGGGTTTACCCTATGTATGTTCCAACTACTTCTGGCTCCAGAGTGTTAGATTCAGTTAAAGATGATTTCATTATAATCGTGGAGAGCATAGGGGATTGCCTTAATCTTATGCAAAATGGGTTTAATAATGTCATTGTATCTTTCGGCCTTGACATATCTTCCAAACTATGCTGTTGGATAATTGAGTTCGGCTTTAAAGGGGTTTGCATATCTTTTAATAATGATAGTGAAAATTCGGGCAGCAACA